TTTCTAGTTTTAGCAGAGCTTCTCTTTAATTGACCTAATGATCTTGCGCAATAAGATTTACGTCTTTTAGCTGCTTTGCTACCTTTCTTAACCTTACCTGTCACAGCTGTTTTAAGCTTAGAGCCAGGATTGGCTTTTCTGTAAGCACGTACGCCTTTTTTAGTCATACCAGCACCTTTCTTAGTAGGACGGTAGTTACCGCCTTTACCAGTGGTTCTGCGTATTGGCTTAGCTTTTTTTCGTGCCACGTCTTCTTCTCCTAGTTGTAGTTCTTTTTCTGGCTGCAGGTTTTTTCTTCTTTACTATAGTACGAACATTAGTGGGTTTACCTCCTGGGTTACCTGCTGCTCTCTTTCTTTTTACTGCGCTTTTTCTCTGCGCTGCTGTCATACTTTTAGCTTTAGATCTCGGTACACATTTAGGGTACTTACGTTTACTGCTTTTAGCAGACTTTCTACCACATGCTTGGAACTTACCTTTTTTCTTGGGCGCACCTATGTCCACCCAATCGCCTTTAGGCCCCTTTCCAAACCATGCGGTTAGTCCGCCTTTAGGCTTAGCCATTATGCGTATTTACCTCCACGCTTTTTGTACTCTCTTACTAACCAACCATTAGCATACGCAGAAGGATAGACCTTAAACTTNTTTTTAGCTTCAGACTTTACTCTTGAATACAGAGCCTTATTAGTAGGCGTAGCCCCACTTTTCTTTTTAGTCTTTCTAGCTGATTTCTTTTTCGCAGTTCTTGTAGCCATTACTTTTTCTTCTTTCTTCTAAGTTTTTTAAAGTCTGCTCCTGTAATCTTGTTACGAGGCTTAGCTACTCTAGCTATCTTTTTTTGTCTTGGTGACAGTTTCTTTGCCATTGTTTTCTCCTATGATAATTTAGTTTTTTTCCTACGGTTATTCGCTACTGCGCCACAACCTTTACTTTGTACCATTGTCATGCCTGGCATGAATACGCCTCCAGCTTTCATTTTTGTAGCTGTCTTTGCTGCGTTTGCAAAATCTTGAGAGCTTGGTGCACCTTTGTCACCTTTCTTTCTCATTTTGCGTCCTGACTTTCTTTTCTTATGTATGTTTGCGTACAGACTCATTAAGGTCTCCTTAGCTTCTTCTTATAGTTTGACACATTTTTTACTTTCTTTTTAGTTCTTTTAGCCATTCAACATCTTCTCTTTAAGCCTTACTGCTCGGTCTCCAACTTGAGTAGCCCACTTACTGTCCATCATTTCTGCGGCCGCTGTTTCCCAGTTTTCGTCTTTTGCTGCGGCTAAAAACTTTTTAAACTTACTCAGTCTAGGATAGCCTAAGTTAAAACACATGTTAGCCAATACACGTTGCCTTGTATCGTTTAAGCCACGCCACCATTGCAAATTCTTATCTAGTTCTTTGCATACTATGTCCACGTCTGCATTTAAACAATCTTTAACTCTTTGTTCTGATACAGGGGTTCCCAAAGGCTGTCCCCACTCTTCATCACTTTCTGTAATTAAATGACCTACACCAAAAGTAGCGAATCCAAGATGGTCATTATAAATCTCATGAATAATGCCCTCATCTAACATAAGCTCTTCTAATAACTTAACTCTGTCCATCATATTGTTATTGTTGTTGCTCCACNTGTTGATACTGTAATTTTGCCTAAAGAAGCAACGCCTTCTACTCCGAACTGTTCTCCCTCGTAAAGTGTTATCCATTGCTCACCATTCCATAGTTGTAACTCTTCTGCAGTTAAGTTCCATATAATATCTCCCTGTTGAAATTGGTTTTCATTACGCTGTGTTTCATTAACTGAAAGAGTAGAGTCTATATCTACTTTACCTAGACTAAGCTCTAACACCCTAACCAATCTATTAAATGTTTCAGGAGATATTTCGCCTATGGCTATTGGAAGTCTTGTTTCTAAAATTTTAGCCATTATCTTCTACCGTTTACTTTCAAGTCCATACGAGTAGCTCCTACTCTAAAACCAACACCTAATCTTGCTCCTAGACTATTATCATCATCGGACTCTATCCTTAGTGCCGCTTGTCTAGCCCTAAGTCTAGTGTCTATTTTTGTAGTCGTTGCTGTGCAAGTGTTTGTTGAGTCTGTTGCTAGACTTTCTCCTGGATAATTTCTTTGTTTCAGTACAAAGTTAATTGTCTGGCCCGAACCTCCGCTTCCTGTAAATTTTACATCAGGTATGATTCTACTGATGGCTTGAAACTGGTCTCCGTTCCCCAGTGCAAAGTCACTGGACTCTATAAATACGTTATCCATCGGAGAACCATCATCGTCATTTCCCGTTTCATGGTTGTATAAGTAGCCTGTATTGCTTGTGGTGTATGTGGCCATCGGAGTGTCAAATATCCCTTCGTCCAACCATGAACTTCTCGTAAGCTGGCCTATTGTCCAAACTCTATCCTCATAATTAAATACGACATACCTATCAATAACACTAGAACTAGAAGAACAGTAGAACCATCCCACTTCATCAAACTCTTTGTTCACAAAACCAAATACTTGAAACGCTTGTCCTTCGTTAAAATCACTAAACACATAGTTTTGAACAGTGCATGGAATATCTGTAACTGCTCCGTTGTAGGTGTAAAAACCTTTCTTATCCATCCAAAAAATACCTTTGGGTGTGTTGATTGCTCCGTTTGGAGATATCAATCCAACACCTTCGTTAACTAAATTTATGCCAAACGTAAACGGCTGGCCAATGAAAGTCATGGAATATAAAGCTGTGTCTGTCCAGATTAAGGTTTCTTGTCTTGCTCTAACCGCTCCTACAATTTGAGATCCCGCAGATAATCTAAAAGATCCTGCTGTATTTGTAGATAAAGGTTCCCAAACAGCTGCGTTTTCTTGGTCGCTCCAGGCCACCAGCATAGGATCTAATGATCCTGAACGTGAGCTACCTGATATTGGATCGGCACCTAAACAAACAACATGTCTATCTATGTCACTTACTAACACTTGTAAAGCTTCGGTTGGAGGTAGATTCGCTCCTGCTAAACTTGTTAAAGGTATTGCTCTAGTCGTCCCCAATGTAGCTGCGCTAGTATCAAAGTAATACACTCCGCCAGCTCGTACATTCATGACTAAATCTTCACCGAAATTATCATGCGACCATAATCTTAATTGATTTGCAGCGGTTATAGCTGTAGCCGATCCCCAAGTGCCTGCTCCCCAAGTGCCTGCTCCCCACCCTGTAGATTCTACAAAGCTATCTAGCCCTACGTTAATTTGATATGCACCTACAACAGAACTACCACCGTTACCACTATCACTAGCATTTGCTGTAACTGTAGTCCCAGAAGTGTCCTTAGCTGTAATTGTATAAGTGTTTGCTCCTGTAACTAAAAGTATTTGATACTCTTGATTTAATACAGCAGCAGTTACATTGCCGCCCAAAGTAGACGCACCACTAAAGGTTACAAAATCATTTGTAACTGCTCCGTGGCTTGTGTCCGTTACAGTTATAGTAGAGCTGCCATTAGTAGCTGCGAAAGTTACATCGCCTGCTGCGGTAGTAACTCTTAGAGGGGTAATATCATAAAAGTTGTCCCCTTCTTTTACGTAATATTTCCAAGTGGCTCCTAAGCCTAAGTATTTGGTTAAAGACAAATCTACCCAAGCATGAAGAGCTCTGACGGTAGATTGATAAGTNTTTAAAGTAGCTTTAGCCCAACCTCCAATTTTTTCTGGAAGTCCTTTACGAAATCGAACAAGATTAGCGTCAAACCATCCGCCATCATTAGAATAGTCTGTTCCCTCGCGATTTATTCCTGGTCGAAATATAAATTTTTCTAATGCCATCTTTCATTTATATTAATTTGTCTATACCTAAAGAAGCTGCTGTTAGGCCATACAAGCCCCACATAATATACTCAAGTCTTCTAAACTTAGCAGATCCTTCGTCTAGTCTTTTTTCTATGTTCTCATAGCGAATAGCACATTCTTTTTCGTGTGTGCTAATTTGATGTATTGCGTCTTTAGCTGTAGCCATTATTTTTTCTTTTTAGGCCTGCCTCTTTTTTTCTTTTTAACTTTGACGGTAGTGTAGGCCTCGTTTACTTCTGGGGTGGATTTATCATCTGCAACAAACTTACCTTTTTTAGTTCTTGCTCGAACAGTTTTTTCTTCTACGCCTACAACGGACTGCCAAAACTTTTTAATAGTGTCATAGTAGGATTTGGGTAGCCATTTCTTCATTGTTTTACCTCTTTAGATTCGTCAACAACTTCCAAAGTGCTTTGATAAGCTACTAAAGCTGTAACTCTTATATCTAATTGATATTGTATGTTTGCTAGTTGCTCTTGAAGATTTTGAATCTCTTGTTGCAAAGTTTCTGTATAAGCTATTCTTTTTTGTAATTGAGGATCTACAGGTTGTTCTGTAGTTTCAGATGTTTCTACTGCTTTCTCTTCAGTCATTTTTTATCCCTTATGAGTTTGATGCAATATACGCTTTACCTGTAGTAATAGCTGTGCTGCAATCATTCTTTTTGCTTGAAGACGATCCTTTTACGTTAGGTGTATTATTTTCACCATCGTAAGCTAATATAAGTTCTAAGTGGTCAACATTACGTTGCACACAAGCATTTATATCAGCTTGTTCCCAGTCACCTGCTACAGCGTTACCGTCTGCGTCAGTTGAACCACCTGCATGAGGTGATTTATTGCCATTAGTATTAATGTCAGTAATAACTGTTACGCTATCCATTGCTGCTGTTAATACTTCTGCTACTGTTTGAGCCATATTTATTCTCCGTTTAATTTACTTTCTAATTCTTCGACTTTTGCCGAAAGTTCTTGTACTGCTTTAGTTAAAATTGGTATAAGTGATGCTTCTGCAAGACTTTGTTCTCCATCTGCACCTTCTGCCCACATACTAAAACCATCTTGTATTTCAGAATGATTTTCTATTACCTTTTTTACTTCTTGCGCTACAAAACCGTGATTTACTTTTGCATTTCTATAAACTTCTGTTGAGCCTTCTACATAGTCGTTACTTGTAGCAGGTATATCACCTTTGTTTTTCCATTTGTAAGTTACTGGTCTTAAATCATTTATAAATGAAAGACCTGCTGTTGAACTTTCTATATCTGTTTTATATCTTTCATCAGAAGTACCAGACCATGAATTAGAACCAATATATAAATAAGATTTATTTGTTCCAATACCTACAGTTGTATAGTTTTGGTCATATCCAGTTACGTCATACCCAATAACATTGTGATTATTGTCTGCTGCAACTCCAGTATCAGCACCATACCCAATAAGTGTATTCGTACTACCTGTTGTTAAATCTGCACCTGCATTAGCACCAATACAGACGTTAGCTGAACCTGTGGTTATAGCTATTCCTGCACCGACACCTATTGCTGTATTTCCATCAGGTGTAGTAAGAGCTCCTAAAGCATTAACACCCATAGCTACGTTATATGAGCCAGTTGTACAAGCATCTAAAGCCAAATACCCAAAAGCACTATTTTCTGTACCAGTTGTGTTTACATACATAGCACGTCTACCAAAAGCTTGATTACTTGAACCTGTGGTATTTGTATATAGCGACTCGTAACCCACAGCAGTATTAAGCTGTCCTGTTGTATTAGCGTCCATACAATATGCACCAATAGCTGTGTTATGGACTCCTGTGGTGTTTGTATCTAAGGCTTTATACCCCATAGAAGTATTACCATCACCTGTCGTAGTTGAAGTTTGACTATTATTTCCTACTGCTGTGTTTGCCGATGCTGTAGTGTTTGCGGCTAAAGAACCTTGTCCAACAGAAGTATTATTAGTACCTGTCGTGTTTAGGGCTAAAGCATTTGTTCCGACACCTGTGTTATTTGAAGCTGTTGTATTTGCTCCAAGTGCGCCATAACCGAGAGCAGTATTAGCACCACCTGTAGTATTTGCATCTAAAGTAATATAACCAAGAGCCGTATTTGATGCACCTGTAGTGTTTACCTTAAGAGAATCATAGCCTACTGCGGTGTTATTATCTGCTGTTGTACTATCTCTTAAAGCTCTATGTCCTAATGCAGTATTGTTAGAACCTGTCGTATTTGTTCCGATTGCGTTTTGACCAACAGCAACATTAGCATCCCCTGTGGTATTTGCATCTAACGCAAAAGAACCAACTGCCACCATACTTGCTCCTGTGGTGTTTGCTATTCCTGCTTGATAGCCTACAGCAGTATTATAATCCGCAGTAGTATTTGCTTGTAATGCTTGCTGACCTAACGCTACGTTACTTGACCCTGTAGTGTTTGAAAGTAAAGCATTAAGACCAAAAGCCGCATTGGATTGTCCAGTAGTATTTAATGTTAAAGAATCATGACCCATAGCTGTATTAAAACCACCTGTTGTGGTAGCTTTCATGGCATCTTTTCCTACTGCTGTATTTTGTGTTCCTGTAGTGCTTGTTGTTAAACAATTGTACCCAACTGCGGTATTGGATGCTGCGGTTGTATTTGCCAATAATGCATTTGACCCTACCGCAACATTACTAGAACCTGTAGTATTTGCATTTAAAGCAAGATAACCTACTGCTGTGTTGTTGCCTGCAGTTGTATTATCTCCTAAAGCAACATGACCAATAGCTGTGTTTTTACTCCCTGTAGTGTTTCCTGTTAAGGCTTGTTGCCCCATTGCAACATTAGAAGCACCAGTTGTATTTGCACCTAAAGCATTATGACCTACTGCGTTATTACCATCGGCAGTCGTATTAGCATCTAAAGCACTAGCACCTACTGCTACATTTGATGCACCTGTAGTGTTTGCTAATAAAGCGTTCATACCAACTGCTGTGTTGTCATCGGCTGTTGTGTTAGCACCTAAAGCGTTTCTGCCGACTGCTACATTAGATGCACCTGTAGTATTTGCGTCTAAAGAGGCATTACCAACTGCGGTGTTATTATTTGCGGTTGTATTTGCACCTAAAGCATCATAACCGATTGCTACGTTTCTTGACCCTGTCGTATTAGCATCTAAAGCAGCAAAGCCGACAGCAATATTACTGTCACCAGTTGTTAAAGCTGCAAAGACATCAACACCTACACCTGTATTATAATTAGCAGCATCAATAGTTCCTGTAGTCGTATCCCCAATCATTATGGAGCTTGTGCCAAAAGTCTTACTGGTTATACCATTAACAGTTGCGCCTCCAGAAGAAGTGCCTATATTTAAACTAGCAAAAGCGTCAGCTACTGCCGCTCCACTACCAGCACCGTCTAGGTATACCCCTTTAGTCTCACCAGCAGCTATAGTTACATTAGCACCAGAACCTTGTGAAATTATTATGTTTTGAGATCCGCTCGTCCCGTTTTCTATGAATTGCACTCTTTTCATAGTGTTTGGGCCAATTGTAATAGTGCAAGCCGAATCTAATGTGCCTGTATATTTGAGGTACATAGCTCTACCAGCATCAGATGCTCCATCTGCAACTGTAGTAGTGTGTGTATCTGCGTTAGTTGTTATACCTTCTGTACCAAATCCAAGAGCCTCACCAATCAGCTCCAAATTTGTATTCGTCGTATCGCCCCAAGTTCCTGACGCGTCACCTGTCGCCATTTCATTAAGTCTTAAATTGTTTACGTATGAGCTTGCCATAATTTATATCTCCGCTTTGATTATATTACCTTTTCTTTGCATAGTTAAGCAACTTCTTCCCATCCTGGATTTTGTGAATCTGACACTGAACTCCAGGTTGGATCCTGTGTATCTGTTACCCCTGTCCAACTAGGATCTTGTGTATCATCAACTAATCCCCAAACAAGTATTTGACTTACTGCTCCTGTGGCCGTAACGCCTGTTAAAGATACAATTCCTTGTGCATTTGTGCTTAATGTTCCTACCGCACCAGTGGCTGCAAGTCCTGTAATACTTACATTGTTTACAGTAAGAATAGTTAGGCTTGAAACTGCTCCTGTAGCGGCAACACCTGTAGGAAATACGTTAGCGTCACATGTTACGGTCTCATCGCCTAGTGATATTGTAGAAGCTGTGCCTGAAACACCTGTTAAAGCAGCACCAGCAGTAGCTACATTACCTAGTGCTGTTGTGCCAACTACACCTGTTTCTGTAACATTGGCATCGGCTTTAGTGGTTACCGATCCTAGTAAACCTGTTCCTGCTAATCCTGTTAGAGAAGCCTTTCCTTGACCAGACGCAGATACGCCCCCTAATGAAGTAGTGCCAGCTAAGCCTGTTACAGCTACATCACCACCAGCGGAAATAGCTACGGAACCTAGTGCTGTTGTTCCTGCTAACCCTGTTTCAGTTACATTTGCAGCACCCGTGGCTGTAAGAGAGCCAATCGAAGCTGTACAAGTAACACCTGTTTCAGTTACGTTTGCGTCACAAGATACTGTTTCTGTACCTAACGCAGAAGTACCTGCAACACCTGTAAGGTTTACAGCTACATTAACTATAGCGGGCTGACCCCAGGGACCCTCGCCCCAGCCAGCTCGACCCCAACCTGACATTTAGGGTTACGCTATTCTTATTACCGCGTTACTTGCGTCTGCTGCTGGGAATTGAATAGTAAAGCTTCCCGCAGTTGATGTCTTGTCCCCACCAAAATCAAACACCGCAACAGCTGGGTCACCCGATGCAGAATCGTTGTAAATCATACAACCTCTTGCTGTGACTGTTGCTGTTCCAAATGTAAGATCGGCAAAATCTGTGAACGCTGTGGTTCCAGAAGATGTTGGATTAACATTTGTTAACGCTGCTCCGCCAGATGTGTAATTAGTTCCACTAGCTTGGTTAGTTGTAGTAAACGCTGTAGTAGATGCACTCATAGTTGCAGAGCTTGTATATAACGCCAGCTTAAAAGTGTTGCCACCTGAAGCTAAAAAATTGTGTTTGCCTTCAAGTAATTCTTTTTTAAATGAAGTACACATTGCTTGTGTTATAGCCATTATAGTCTCCTAATAATATTAGCTAGGTCTTTTTGACCTTGTTTTTCTAATTCATTACATATTGTACAAACGTGGTTTTTTACAGCCTCGCGCATATAATAAGTAATAATGTGTTTGCATGCTTCTTTAAAAGCATGTGCTTGTGCCCTAATGGGTGCAGGGGCAGTGTCGCTAATGGAAACTAATCTATTAGTAGCCATTTCTGCAACTTCTTCTACAGTGTGCCCTCTGTTATTCGTTGTAGTAACGTTAAGATTACCAACTTCTGTTTCTGAATCAAGTGAAAACATTAATATTCCTCTGGTTCTGGTGGTAAGTCATTTCTATTTATCATTCCTATAAAAGGTTGTTCTTGTTTTATTATATCAGACCATTTACAAACGCCCATCTTACCTTTATCCATATATGTAACAACAGGGTCTTCCAATCTGTGGTAGCCATACAACTTCTCTTTTGTAGGAATATCTGTCTCAAGTAAATTAGATCTAGGAGCTACCGACACTTCTATATTATTTTCCATACACTTTGCTAACCAAAACTCACAGCAAGCTTTTCCTGATTCTGCAAAGTGCATATTTGTTTTGTAAGTAAAGTCTACGCCAAACACTGTCAAATGACTTACTTTGTTCCATAACGCAAAAGCTATAGCGTAAGCAACTGTGTTGTTAAAGTAAGCGCATCCTAAATCACCTATCAAAGGGCCTAATGGAAACTCTTCCGCCGCTGGTACGCGCTTGTCTAACTCGCATGTATAAATTGGGTAATCTATCTGCGGTAGATACTTTCTCATAATTTGAGTCATGCTACCTGCGTCTTCTGTGTCTAAAAATCTAGACATAGGGTCTAGTATGAAAGCTCTATCTACCTCTGGAAGTACACTTACCATAGCGTTTATAGCCCACACTTCATCAAAAGCTAAACTATGTGTCCTGGACAAATGATAATCTATCTGACTTTGACCCATTGCTACAAGCGCGATGTTCTTACCTTCCAACTCGGGAAGAGGCTTTTGTAGCATTAGGTGATAGGAATACGAACTTGGTCGTACCTATATTGACTTTGTGTCCCTGCTCCCTCTGCAGTATTTTTTAATCTAGCCAGAGCGTCCTCGAACCTCTGATTGTATAAGCCTGTTTCTGCTGGGTCCATTTTTAAGAAAATAGAAGCTTCTGTTAAAGAAGCATACAGTAAGGCTATAGGTGCATTTTCTGACAACCACGTTTGTCCACTATCTCCAGCTGCGGTTAAAGAAGCTGGTCTATAAAAATAATGAAGTTCAAATGTGTAATTGCTATCAGGGGTAGGTGCGATAATAAAACTGTCGCTATCAAATTCTGCATAATATTTTGGTCTTCCTGTTACAGCTCCTGTCGTGGTCGGCTTATATGACCTCATAAAACTAACTTGTTTTAAATTAAGGTAGTGATACGTGTTGCTATCGATTACAGCTAAACTGAAAGGAGCTAAAAAATCTGTAGGCATCCCTAAATAAGGCGTATCCGAAGTGGCTGTTCCAGTTACATTCTTTTTAAAGTTATCTAACCAAACGCCCTTTAAGATTCTTTCTTCGGCTTGTTCAATTATTATATTTAGATTATTTACAAACGTTGTTTCAGAACTATCCACGTAGTCCTGTATTGCTGTTTTTAATCCGCTATATGTAAATCCTGCCATCGTTAGGTATTTATTTGTCCACCCATACCTGAGTGATTAGTACAGTAATAGTAAAGTGTTGGAGCTCCTGATGCAACTTCTATCTGGGTGTATGCACCAGAGCTGCCTGGTGTTCCAGCAGTAGTAACTCCAGTAGTATATTCAGATCCGCCCGCATGTGTTCCATTTGCGGTGGTTGAAAACCTTAACGGATGAGAGCTATTTGTACTATCCGATTGATCGAATCTATATATCTGTCCTTCCGTCAAACTTAAAGTAGGACTAACTGATCCGTCCACGTAGAATTTGTTACCTGTTCCATAAGAATTAGTTCCCGAAGCTACTGTTACTGTGTAGTTAGTAAAGGAAGAAGCTGCTCCTGCTGCCGTTACAGAGCCTACGCTTCCTGTTCCAGTTAAGCCTGATACTGTGCTTGAAGCATCTGGAACCGCTACTGTAGCTGAATTTATTGAACCAACTGCTGCTACACCTGTAACAGTGGGAATAAAAGCAGTGCCTGCCGTAGCCTTATCTCCGCCTCCTGTAGTATCACCTGTAGTAGCTGTCCCTGTTGACGTAAAACTATACTCGTTAGCATCTACTACCGTTATTGCATAGCCATCTGATGATTCAAGCACGGTGGTGGAAACACCATCTACGGCTTCTGTGTTTCTGAATCTAACTGTGTCTCCAGTGGTTCTGCCGTGTTTGAACTCTGTAACCGATATTACCGTGTTCGCACCAGCAGCTCCTGTTCTAAATGGATTTAAAGGCAGTAAAGTTTGTTCTGGTCCCACTGTACACTCAACTCCACCACCTCTTGTTCCTGTTACCGCTGTTCCAGACGTTGCTGTAAACGTGTAAGTGTTGTTGTTATAGTTCAGAATATCGGTGGTAGTGTTAACTGCGACTGTAATTGTGTATCCATCGGGATCTTCAATTACACTGCTAGTAAATCCATCAAAGGCATCAACGTTTCTAAACCTGACTGTGTCTCCTGAACTTCTGCCGTGGTTGTCTTCAAACACTGTTATTTCTGCACTACCTTGAATAGTTAGAAATGGATTGTTTGTTAAAAGAACCTGAGACGCAGGTTCTGTCCTATCTGGTCTTGGGTTCAATAATGCTTGAGGATCCGCTCCTACAGGGGGAGCTTCTAGCTGTGGTTGCTTAGGATCAAAGCATTCTGGGCAGGTTTTAAATCCGTCCCATTGTTCTTGTAATCGATGTAAACGATACCTTTGTCCGCAGGTATCGCAGATTCCGTAAGCTCTTCTGCCTGATGCAAATGCCATGTTGTTTTAATCACCAAAGCCTGGTCTCATAATTACTTCTAGAAGAGACTCAATACCTTCTTGTGGTTTTCCAGAACCTTGACCTTGCATCAATTCTTGTATCCTTGCATTAATCTGATCTAATCTAGCTTGTAGTCTATCCCTTTCAAGCATTAGGTTTTTTAAAGTTCCGCCTGGCCTAGTAGGCATAGGCATAGGACGAGGGCTAGGATCAGAAGGAGGCATGATTGGAGCAGTGCCGCCAATACGGACAGGTTCTTGCACAGGCATTGGTGCAGGGGGTGCTACAACTGGCATTACTGGCATCGGTGCAGGGGTCCTTGCAGGTGCAGTCGGGGGCATCATTATTGGTGGTTGGTCTGGTCTCATAAATCTCATAGTCTTCTCCTATATTATCATTCTTGGAGGTAAGAATTTGGAGCTTACCGAATCTATATCTTCGCTCGCTGCTCTATCCCATTCCTCGTCATAAACTGATTTTAACAACTGTATCCTATCTGGAGCTCTTTTCATAGCTATGTAATAAGCAAGCCCTGCCGTTAGACAAGGCAAAAATCTAAACACCACTTCCATATTGTTTGTGTAGTCGCCTGCATCTTGCATTCTTGTAAGTGCATAATATTTGATTACATCAGTAGAGTTCTCTGGTGTAGGGTATAGATAAATCTTTGGTGTTATGTGTCTTTCTAAAAAGAATTGAGTAGGCCTAGCTTGATCTGTTTTGTTAGGTGTATAGAGGTAGTCAGACCTACTCAGTCTAGACATTTGAAAATCTGTGCTATCACGAGTAATAACAGCAGAAGTTATGTCTATGATATCTGTCCCTAGACTCACCTCATTGGTTCCTTTAGTCACAGTAAAACTGTGCTCAGCAATAAGCCATTGGTTTAGTCCTCTATTCGCCCACTCAGCAATCATAATATTTAGTGAGCGTCTTGCTGTTTCTAGGTCATATCCTGTACGCAACTCAAGACCGCATCTTTCGTATGCCTCTTCTATAAGTTCATCTACACTAAGATCAAATGAAGTTGTTCCTGATGTCGCCATTATTCTTCCTCTGCGTATAGGTTATCAAATATTCGATTAACATCCAACGTATAATCTAAATCGGACTTAGAATAATGTATGTGAGCTGACGGTTTAAAATCAGGGGCTCCTTGTCCTGTTTCAAACCAAGCTGGATGTGTAACTCTGACACGGTTGTTTGGTAANGCNACTATGTTACCTGTCCACGGCCCCGCATCTAATAATTCCATAACATGACTTTGTTTGTGTTGTGCAGGATCATCTGCAATTTCGTTCTCTGCGTAATCTACTGTAAACAAATATTTAGCTGGGTACATTTCGCCACCTATTTTAGCTAACCAAGGACATGGTGTTGCCCTGTCTATAACGTAAACTGCATGATTGTGAGAAGAACAATCCCAAGGCTGAGCATCGTGTACGGCCATAGGTTCAGGCCATTCAACAAATGGCGTGTCTCCCACTAAGGCAGTAATAGGCATCCTTGCCCACATTGCACCGCCATACACGTTTTCCATCCCTTGTTCTTCCTGTTCTTCTGAAAGA